CCAGATCAGCCCCAGAAACTGACCTCTCTCCGCAACCTTGCTAAAGATATTAATGTTGCTTTAAGTGGAGACAGCAAAGGGGGCTACCGTAAGGCTGGTATAGAAATACCCGCAGGAGACTATCATTTAATTAATCGGTCGCCTCACGCCGAAAAGGTAGAGCAGAAATATAAGATCAAGAGTAAGGTGAAGCGGCAGCATGGCTAGTGTATACAGAGATATTCGTGCAGCCCTAGAGACGAAGTTGAAGGCTATTTCTGACCTTCCTTCTATCTCTTACGAGAACTCTAGCTATGACCGTAAGAATGGCACTTCCTACGTAGAGACTTTCTTTGTTCCTCAATCCCGCAGACCAGCCGTAAGAGGTTTAAACCCGCAACAACGCTACGATGGTGTCTTCACTGTTGTTTGCTACGCACCAGAGGGTAACGGCCCCGGTGCTGCTGATGAATTGGCGGACAAGGTATTGAATGCCTTTGATGCAACCACTGATGCTTCTTTCATCAACAGTGATGGCGAGAACATCATTGTGTCTATCGACTATGCCGAACGAGAAGGTGGCGGGTTAGACACTCCGTTTTATTATGTCCCGGTAAACATCGGGTTCTATATTTATAACTAAGGAGGAAGCACATGGCTTTCGCACAGGGTTCTCGTTCTCGTTTGGCTTTCGGTGTAGAAAGCACTTTCGGTACGGCGGCAACTTCTTATACCAACCTCCCATTCAACAGCCACTCGCTGAACCTTTCTAAGGAGCGTGTAGCTGGTAACGAAATCCAGCCTGACCGTATGCCTCGTGTAGACCGTCATGGCAACCGTTCTGTAGCTGGTGACATCACTGTAGACCTTCGTGACACTGACTATGACGACCTGATTGAGTCGGCTATGCTGTCTACGTTCAGCACTGGCGTTATCAAGGTAGGCACTACACCTAAGTTCCTGACCCTTGAAGACTATGCTGGCGACATTGACCAAGCCCGTCTGTTCACAGGCTGTGCTGCATCCACCATGAACGTGTCTATGGCCCCTAACCAGATGGTATCTGCTACCTTTGGTATGGTCGGCAAAGATATGACTGTATCTGCTACCGAGAAGACTGTAGCTGCTGCTGGCGTGGGTGAGCCTTTTGATGCGTATTCTGGTAGCCTTCTGGTTGCTGATGTAGATGGTATTGGTGGGGCTTCTGCGCTTTCCATTGTGACCAGTGTAGACTTTACTTTGACTAACTCCTTCGCTCCTACCTTCGTTGTAGGTGACGATTCTGCTCCACAGCTTGAGTTTGGTCGTGCAGAAGTAGAAGGCACCATCACTGCATACTTTGAAGACTTGTCTTTGGTCAACCGTTTCCTTAACGAAACTGAGAGCGCCATTGAAGTGTCTGTGGCTGATCCGTCTGCCAACACCATGACCTTCCTTTTCCCACGGGTGAAGTTTAACGCAGCAGACATCCCTGTTGATGGCCCAACCTCCCGTGTAGTTACCCTGCCGTTTGTGGCTCTGTACGACGATACTGAACTGACAAACCTGAAGATCACTACGGCATAAGAATCCCTTGGCCGAGGGGAGAGGGGTGAGCTTGTCGGGTGGCTCCCTCTCTCATTCATTTTCCCACCCGAACCATAAAGGAACCCGACAATGGATTTGGCTAACCTTACCCCTGAGTCCGATACCCTAGAGATTATCCTCTACCATCCTACGACCCTTGAACCCCTCTTGAACGAGGATGGAGAGACAGAGATGAGTGTGACAGTCTATGCACCTCACTCTAAAGAATACAAAGAAAAATTCAACGAGAAGGCTAACAAGCGCCTCCAAGTTATGCAACGGTCCAAGAAGAACCAAGTGACCGTAGAGGACCTTGAGAAGGACGCTGTAGACCTTTTGTCTCGTATTATTAAGAGTTGGGACATCACTTATGACGGTGAGCAACCTAACCTAAGCGTAGTTAAAGCAAAAGAGGTCTTTGAGACTTTGCCTTGGTTGCGCATTCAGATTGAAGAGGCTATCGAAGAAAACCGGGGTTTTATCAAAGCCTGATTGAGCAACTAGTCGAGTTTGCAGAGTGGACCTTTGAACTCGACAAGCCTCAAGAAGGTGGCTCAAAAAGAGAACATTTAGAACAAGTAGAAAGGCAGATTGGATACGCACCACAAGAACTAGAACCTCCCGAATTTCCGTTCTTAGTTCAGCATATCTGGTCTGCCTTTATTAGTTTGTCCACTGGTAGAACTGCTGGCTTTAGTGGCCCTAACCCGATAACTTTTGAACAGATTAAAGCATGGAAGGAACTGACTGGGGAACCTTTGTCGCCTAGAGACGTAGAGGCAATAAAGAGCCTAGATGCAGTTTTTGTAAGGGTTATGAATGGCTGATCTTCGACTTTTAGTTGATGTAGATGGCACAGGGGAAGTAAAAGCTCTTAATACTGAGCTTGAGCGTACCCCTAAGCATGCCAAACGTGCTGGTAAAGCTCTCGATCAGTTTGGAGAAGAAAGTCTTCGAGCTACCAGAAAGACCAAACGCTTTGCTGCTGTAGGTCTGCAACAGCTTGGCTATCAGGTGGGTGACTTTGCAGTACAGGTGCAGGGCGGAACTAACGCCTTCGTTGCTTTTGGTCAGCAAGGTTCGCAGTTGCTTGGTATCCTTGGCCCTCTTGGTGCTGTAGCTGGTGCTTTGCTTGCTATTTTTACTGCGTTTGCCGCTGCAATGTCAGAGACAGGAGACTCTACGGGAGCAGCAGCAGCAGAGTTTGCAAAATTGAGGGGTGAGTTTGAGCCTCTTCTTACTGTCACTAAAAACCTGCTTGTAACCTTGAGGGAGATGGCATATGACACTCTCAATGTCCTAGCCAACAACCTCCAGCTTGTCATTTCTTATGCTTCTGCTGCTGCTCTTATTTGGGGTGGTCAAGCTGGTCTTACTGGTGCGATAACTCTTGCCACTCTTGCAGTTCAAAACTTCGGCAAGGTCGTGCGAACAGTTCTGGTAGGGACTGTTGTGGGCATTGCTATTGTAGCACTCGGACAGCTCATTAATATGATGCTTCAACTTCGAGAAGCTACGGGAAGTTGGGGGAAAGCATTTGGGCTTGTTGGGGACGTAATTTCTGCGTTCTTCAGTGAGTTTGGCTCTCACCTAGCAAACTTTGCAGTGGTTGTCGAACAAGCTGGCATTAGAGCGGTAGCTGGGTTCCTTGACGCATGGGCTAATTTGAACGACCGCTTAAAGAATTGGTTGGCAGATGTTCAAGCCCGTTTTGACCAGCTTGCTCAATGGATGGGCAACTTGTGGCGAGAGATTAGCTACACTATTGTCAAAGCTATTGACGACGCTATGGACAAAGCCTTGATTGCAATGCAAAAAGTCTTTGATATTGCTTCTAATCTTCCGGGTGTCGGAACTGCTTTTGCAGGTCTTGGTGCGTCTGCTGGCGCTGCTACAAGCCTCTACACACCCAAACTCCCTGTTAAAGAGGTTGAGACTTACGAGTCTTTCTTCGGGAAGCGTTTAGAAGAAATGGCAGGTAATCGAGATATGCTGCGTGGTGCAGCAGCAGGCTTGAGAAAATATGCTGATGAGATGCAAAAGCTGAAGACCGAGACACCTCAAACAGCAGCAGCTTTAGATGCTTTGCAAACTGCTCTTGAGAGTGTTGGAATTACTACTGACAGATTTGAAATCCGTAATCTCTTTAAAGGTCTGGGAGAATCTGCCGCAGAAGAAATTGGTAAAGCTACTGAAGAGGTTGACAAGCTCCAAGAGAAGACCGACAACCTCCGTGAGCGTATTGCGGGTGACTTCGCCAGAACTATTATTGGATCATTCAGGGCCGTTGCTGATGGCACAAAAACTGTTGGTCAAGCATTCCAAGAGATGACTGTGCAAATTATCAGGCAAATAATGGATGTTTTGATTTGGCAGCCCCTGATTAAGCAGCTTACTGCTGCCTTTACTCCTATGATGGGACAGGGCTTGTTTGGTGCTGCTACTAGCTTTCTTGCTAGTGCAAACGGTAACGCTTTTAACAACGGCAACGTGGTCCCATTTGCATATGGCGGTGTAGTCAACTCTCCAACGCTGTTTGGCATGTCCGGCGGTCGTACTGGTCTTATGGGAGAAGCTGGTCCAGAGGCTATTCTGCCACTGAAGCGAGGCGCTGGAGGTAAGCTAGGCGTAGAAGGAGGTGGCAACGTAACTGTCCACCAGAGCTTCAACTTTGCTGCTAACGGGGATGAGTCTGTCAAGAAGATTATTGCAGAGGCTGCACCGGGCATTGCTAAGATGACTGAAGCCCAGATTGTAAACTCCCGCCAGCGAGGCGGTCAAATGCGAAGGGTCTTTAGCTAATGGCTATTGTCTATCCCCTAACGACTCC